CGATAAAACGCCGGTTATTTTTTTGCCCTGAACCCGCCGTATTTGCGCCAAAAAACGCCGAAATTTCACAAAAGACCAACGCATTTTGGCGTTTTGATATTTTGAAAACGCACAATACATTGATTATCAGGTAGATAAAAAAGTACCTGAAACCTCAAAAAAGATGCATCGCCTGTTAAGCCCGTGCCGCTGGTTCGGGCGTTTGCATGACACGACCGCACCCCCTCCGGAAATATGATTGATACATGTTGACAAATTCTGTCAAATCCCGCGCCAGTCAGCCGGTTACGCTATCAAGGCAACGCCGCAACAGCATTTCATTTCGATACAGTCGTCCACACGGCGAAAAATGCCGTAATTTCTCGAAATCATGCCGGATTTAAAAATGCTGTTTTCGGAGCGTCCTTTGAAAGTATTTTTACAAACGCTTTTTTTGTGCCGTAAACAATATCGTCCATGATAGACCAACTAAAAAAATTATCACCGGAAACAGTCGAAGCATTTCTCGAAACGCGCGACGAAAATGCGCACGGGATACACCCGCGTCTGGCGGCTTATATCCTGCAGATCGACGCGGCAACCCGTCTCCACAGTAAACACCGCTCCATTTCGGATTGTGCGAAACGGATGCAGGAAGAATATCCCGAGCTGTCTGTCTCTACCTGTAAAAGCCGCATCTACGATTCGATTAACTACCTGAATGGCGAATGTAACGTGACAAAAACGGCATGGTTGCTTTTCTATGCCGACATGTACATGAAACTGTTCGACGTCGCCCTCGTCGCGCACAATTTCAAGGAGGCGCGCTTCTGCCTGAAGCTGTCGCTCGACTGCCATATACGCGCGTCATCCGATGCGGTAGATCCAGACCGTATACGGTTCAAACCACAGATCGTTTCGCCCGACTTCACCGTCGACCGCATGCGTATTGACAGAAAAGGAATACTTGATTCGTACAGGGAAGCATTGACTATCATATCAGGCGTGGATGCTAATGACACAGAAATAAAGCGGTTGAAAAGAGAATTAGAAAACGAATTCAACGTCATCGATACGGAACATGAAGAAATCTGAAATTAACGAACTGTTCACGCCTGTTTACATGACCTTTGCACAGATAAGCGTGAAGCTCGCAGATACCTCGTTCCTTTTTTGCGAACTGGCAAGAGCTTCCGGTAAGACGTCGCACATCCTGGCGCCGCGTATCGACCGCGTCCAGCACTCTATGCCGGGCGCGCTGCTCGTTCTGGCTGCCGACAGTTATAAAAGTATCTTCGACAATATTTTACAGGGAATAATTTCGTACTTTTCGGATAATTACGAGCGTGGCATCTATTTCGAGACAGGCGCCGAACCCCCGAAGCATTTCCGCCCTTGCGACACGTTTATCGTCGACTGGCGCCATACGATTGCGTTCTGCAACGGGTGCGTCATTCAATTCGTATCGTGCGACCGACCGGAATCTATGCTCGGAAAGAACGCGGCGCACCTCTTTGTAGACGAGATGCTGAAAATACGCGCCGACCGGTTTACGGAGCGTATCATTCCCGCGCTGCGGGCAGACCGCACAAAATATGGCGATTCGCCTTATTTCATGGGTATTTCCGGTTTTTCATCCACGCCTAACTTCGAAACCGACGAGGACTGGTTCCTCGCATACGAAAAGGATATGAACCTCCCGCTGATTGCGCGCATCCAGGAAATAGCGATGGAGGTCGACGCCCGGCGCTTTCAACTCGAAAAGGCTAAAAACGATGGACGTCTCGACGACATAAGGCAACTGGAACGTTTCTTAGAAAGATGGGAGCGTCGGCTGTCGGAACTGCGAACCGGACAGACTTATTATTTACGGGCGTCGTCGTTGTCGAACCTTAAAATACTGGGCGTGGAATACATACGCAACCAGATTAAGATGCTGAAAAACACCGACGAACTCAACACGTCCATTTTTGCTATCCGAAAACTGAAGGTGAAGGACATGTTTTTTGGCAATTTTGGAAAGCAGCACCTGTTTGGCGACGGATACGACTATACCTATATTGACAGGATGTCGGCAGGCGACAAAAGCGAGGATTTGTGCCGTAACCTGAAATACTACGACCGCCGTCAGCCGCTCTATGCAGGGTATGATCCCGGTCCGTTCTCGTCAATCGTCTTCGGGCAGCGGAACCGCCATCAGCGCGAGTTCCGGATACTGAAGAATATATGGGTGCATCATCCCTGCCAGCAGCCGGAACTGGCGCAAAAGATTAACGCCTTTTTCAATGGCGGCTTCAAAACGATCTTTCTGCATTACGACCGCGCCGCCAACCAGCGCGATCCGGAGTGGAAAAAATATTACTCCGGATACAGGGCAGAAGGCGTGAACGATACCGACGCTATCCTGCTGAAAGACGAACTGATGAAACTGGGTTGGACAGTTCACCTGCTTTCCACCAAACAGAAAGTAATTTTTCATTCACAACATTACCGGCTGCTTAGCCTGCTTTTCGGTAAAAACAACGGGAAGCGCGACGACATACTCATCGACCGCAACGAATGCGAGGCGCTTGTGTCGTCCATCAATCACAGTCCGTTGAAACGGCACGAAGGGCGCACCGTGCTCGATAAAAGCAGCGAAAAACTGCCGTTTGAGGACCAGGCATACAACTCTACCCAGCTGGCTTCGGCGCTTATGTACCTCTTATGGGGCGAATACCATGCGCTGCTACCCGACAGCGACCAGACCGAACCCGCGCTCACGGGCTATGGCGTGTACCGGTCGACGTAAAAAATAATTGGAAAGATATTTGTAAAAAGGTAAATAATTATTTACCTTTGCATTGTCAATTCAAGGATTGAGGGTATGAAATCAAGTGAATTAGTAAGAATTGCAGTAAGGTATGGTTGGAAACTGACCAATCAGGACGGTACAAGCCACAGGGAATATGAAAAAGAAGGGAAATCTGTTGTAATTCCTTTTCATGGCGCAAAGGAAGTTCCAACCGGATTATGTATTAAAATTTTAAAAATTATCAAAAATAAATAATTATGAGACAGATACATGTTTTATTGGAAATGGGAAAAGACGGGTATGGAGTATCTTTTAAAGAAATAGATAATGTTTTCGGATTTGGAAAAACCGTCGAAGCCGCAAAAAAAGACGCGCATGACGTGTTGAATTTTTTTGTGGAAAGTTTGAACAGACGTCAACAGCTAGTTCCTGAAATATTGCAGGGAGGGTACGGGCTGGTTTTTGATTTCGACGTCGAGGCGCTGTTGAAATACATTGACGGGACGGTTACCAAGACAGCGCTCTCAAAGGCTTCGGGCATCAATACGGCGCAACTGAGCCATTACAGCTCCGGGTTGAAAAAGCCGCGCAAGGCGCAACGCGACAAAATAATTGCCGGCCTGCATAAAATAGGGAACGACCTGTTATCCGTTTTATAAAAATACAGGCTCTATTGCCATTCATCCAGAGCATTTACGAAACTAAACAAAAAAAGCCGTGCAGCGAACTGCACGGCTTTTTTTGTCCTTTTATTTTCGGACGTCAGTCGTTTATTTTGCGGGTATGAATGAGCAAATCATATCCGGAAGCGAGGCGATCCGGCGGGCAAGGAATCTGAAACTTGTGCCGGACGCATACTTTACGCTGCTGTTCCTGACGTGCGACATGCGTACCGGACGGTGCGGCGAGCTGCGCAAGTACGAGCGTTGCCGCGTCCGTCCCGCCATACGCGAGGACACGTTCCGCATGGACGGCGACCTGTATTTTACTTTCGAGGATTTGGATACAGGAGAACCTAAGATGTGTTTTAAGCGCCTGATACGCTTTATTTCTTTTCCTTCCGATTATAAACTTTTAAAAATTGACTGGTACAATGGAGAATCTGACGATTGACATGAAGAACGGACGCGGTTTTGCCGCTGCGGGCAAAGGCGGCGTCCTGACCTTTGAAGTGCTGGGACTGTCGGAGCGCGAAGAGTTGAAAGCAAAAGAATTTCAATCTTTGTATGCGAGATATTTGAACGAAAACGCTACCATGCGGTTAGGCAATTATCGCGTACCGCTGTGGGGCGATTCGCACAACCTGTATCCGCAGGAGGTGTTTTCGGTGACGGCAGAAAGTAAACTGCTGCCGGAGATCATCCGCAAACAGGTGAAGTTTCTGTTCGGAAAAGGTCCGCGCCTGTATCAGGAACAAAGCGAAAGCGAAGACAAAAACAAAAAACGGGTACGCATACCGGTAGAAATGCCGGAGGTTGACGCCTGGTTGAACTCATGGGAAGAAAACGGTTATGAATCGGTATGGGTGTATTTGAAAAATCGCGCCGTCGATTTTTACTATGTCAATACCTGCTGTTCAAAATGGCATTTCAACCGTTCGCGACGGTTGGACGTACCCCCTTCAGGGATACCCAGAGTGCGGGCGCTCTCGTACGTCGGCGCCGATGAAGCGCGACTCGCCACGACTATCGACGACGTAACGAAGCGTATCAAGAGTACGGATTGCAAACATGTCATCATCGGCGACTGGCTGAATCCGAACAAGTATGAATACGAGGTATTTCATCGTCTCGATTTGACCGACCCGTTCAAATATCCGGTAGCCGTCTCTTTCGATACGGATAAGACGTTCACCAAGTGGATATATGCTTTCAACGACTGGTATAAGGGACTGCTTGAATGGATAAAAGCGTCGAATTTCACGCCGCGATACCTGAATTCATACCTGAAAAATGCCCTGAACGCCCATGTGCATGTGAGCATTCCTTTTGCATGGTATCAACATCAGCAGACCCTGTTGCAAAATATTTGCACCGAAAACATGACAGGGCAGGCGCCAATACAGTCCGAATACCACGGCGTGAAATTAGTAGACGCTTCCAACAAACCCATCCCGTTCTATGAAACGATGGTAGAAGAGGTTATCATCTTCGAACTGAATCAGATCACGCAGATGATGTCGGGCGAAGGCGAGAACCAGGGTAAACTGTGGGCTTCCACGCGATGGTCGAAAGACGAGGGATGGGCATTCGAAGAGTTCCCGTCGAAGTTCAAAGAATACTTTACGACTGTGCTGGATTACGATAAACGCGCCGACCAGGTGACGTTAGCCGGTAAAGGCGTTCCCCCTTCCATTTCGGGCGTCGATAAGGACGGTAACATATCCAACAGCGGTTCGGAGGTTTATTACAACTACCTTATTTATGTCAGCACGCTGATATGGGACGAATATATTGTGATGCGCGACCTGAACCGTGCCTTAGCGTATAACTTTCCAAACACGGTGCAACAAAAGATAAAGTTCGGCTTCTGGATAGATATCCCTGCCAAACTGCAGGATACGTCGCCTTCCGACCGCCTCAATAACACGGCTACGTCCGATTCTAAAACAAACATCCTGCCAACGCAGGAACAAAAATAAAGCTATGATACGCGCGCCTTTTAATCCGGCTAATTTTTCGTCTGAAATGAAACCCAAGATTTCAGGCATGAACCTGTCTTTCGAATACTATAATATGGAAAGCAGTATTATGAAGGTTGCCCGTCAGGTAACGGCTATCATTCCTTCCGCGTTGTACGAAAGGCTTGTTAACAGCTATTTGAGCGGTAGCCCGACAGCGGTCGAAGAATCGGCTATCGACTATCTGCAACGCGCGATGCTTCATTTCACGATGTATGAGCATAAGATTTACATCACCGTACAGGTATCCAACGACGGTATTACGACAAAGAGAACCGAAACCGAAACGACTGCTTATAAGTATCAGACGGACGAATTAGTGGATAACCTGCTGTCGACGGCATGGTTTTGGATGAACGAATTTTTCAGGTATCTGGAAGCAAACCTGAGCGATTTTCCGGAATGGGAAAACAGCGACGAGCGCAAATCGTTTTTGGAGTTGCCTGTCGACCTGAGCGATTTCAACCGGTGGGTGGGCGTCGAACTGTCCGGCGAGTTCTTTATGCTCTCTGCCGCGTGGATAATCCGCGAGGTGTGGATCGACTGCGTCCGGTCACGTCTGCATCAGCCTGTTAAGACGGACGCCATTTCACGCGCCGTATGCTATGAAGTGATGGGCAGAGCCTGCGAGCGGTTAGCCTATCAGGTACTGCCTTCTCCCATACGACGCGACATTGACAACGAGATGGGGATGGGTAAAAATCACCGCGCCCGTGTCGACCGCGATATCCGCGAAAGGATTTCCGGCAAATTCCTGCAAAAGGCGCTTTCCTACTGGAACGCTGTCGATCTTGAAATAAAACGCGACCGCATAGCCGCCTTGCAGGCAACAGACGCCAGCCGTCCGGTAATAGGTAAAAAAGACATTTCGGCAACCGATAAATTCTTTTATTCATGAAAGTTATTAAAGTAAAAAACAGGGAAGTACTGATACCCGATTCGTGGGAGGATTTGGATTTCAAAGAAAAATTATTCACCTTCAGGACGCTTATGCGCGTGATGAACGGCGATTTGAAGGACATACCCCATCACGGGTTGTTGTTGCTTCTTTTGAAATATACCGGTTACAAGCCTGCTTCCTTCAGGTTCCGGCGCTTCAGAGCGATGACGGCGTATTATTTAAAATGTTTTTGGATTCATATCTTGAATATCATGTTTTTGGCGAAGTATGGATGGAAAGAATACAGGGAATATGCCGGATTGCTGAAAGCGGCGCATCGCCCCGATCCGGACGCCGAGCTTCGCGAGAAGGAAATCATCGACCTTGGTTTATTGCGATTGGCAGGTACCATCGACTTTGTATACAGGATCGATACTGAAAACAAAAAAATCATCCCGCAGTATGCGTTCCATAAAAATCCGTTTCCGGTTATCCTGATTAACGGAAAAAAGTATGACGGCAAACGTCTTTATATTGATGTGATAGCGGTTACGAATATCACGGCGCGCTGTTTCGTTGATACGCTCGACATCCTAATGCTGATGGAAAAGATGACGTCAAGAGATGATAAAAACATCTGTATAAACAGGATATGCGCCATACTGTATCCCGCAATCAGCGATCACCGCGAAAACATGCTTTCAGCTACCCATATAGAAGAAATGAAAAAACTTGACCCTGCAATCAAGTTCGGCGTCGTATACTGGTTTACTGGCGTCGTAAATATGTTTCGCGAACATGAAACGTACAGCGTCATCTTCGACAGGATAAAAGACAACAGGGAAAGCGGCGCAAAAATATCCATCGGAATGAACGAGATAGCCCTGTTCCTCAAAAAAGAAGGTTACGGCGATCCGGAAAACATGAACCTGATCGACTATTTCGACGCACAGGTTAAAGCGCTCAAAGACTATATCTCGCAAGCCATTGCCTGCGGCGTTAAGATTTCCGATATTGCCCAAAAAACAGGCGTTCCGCTCCATACAATTGATAAACTCTCCTAATATAATATCATGACGCCCGACCTGATTATTGATCTTTTCAAATATTACGCCAGGTTCGTACCGAAAAACGTACTTGAAAAAATATTCGTACAGCTTGCCGTCACACGCTTTGCAGGGTACGACGAAATAAGGACGGAAGTAATGGCGCACCCCAACACGTTGGTTATGCCCGAATTAGACGCGTTCATCGTTTCCGTCAACGAAAACTTCGTTTCCGAGCGTATCAAGAACTCGTCGGGGTATATCCTGTTTGTCGAGTATGGTCCATTTACCGTCGACCATACCGTTACGGAAGGCGTACAGGAAGCGATTGCCGTTTCCGTAGTCCGTAATTTTTCAGACAGCAATAACGACAGCATCAACGAATTAATACTGATGAACAAAAGTTGGACGCTACTTGATTATATCCTGCAAACGATGGGCAATGAGCAAAACGAACTCGGTTTCTGCGACGGCGCGCTCGTCTCAGCGCCGGTAAAAGTAGCGCCGGTCGTACCGTCTTCCTTCTATGGATGCGGCGGATGGTCTGCTCAATTCAAAAAAATAAATACCATATTGCTATGAAACAAATTATTCTAAATCAAAATGATTTCTGTGATGTGCTTGACATTTTGGGTCAGGACGCATGGAACGACAAATTTACCTACCTGGTCGGATTAAACGACATGCTGCCGGCGATATGTCCTGAAGAACTGCTGCCATACCGGATAACAACCTGTCAAAGCCGAACTTATTTCAACGCATGGAAAGAGGGCAAACTGTTACGCGTGAACGGATGGAGCAATTCCCCCGTACAACGTGGTATCATCATTTCGATGATAGACATGTTCGACCGTACGTACTGGTATGAATTGAACGAGGATAGCGACGTGTTTTTTCACGAAAGAAGCGGGCTGATTGACAACCTCACCCCGTTAAGACGCGAAGGACTAAGGGAAATGGTACGTCGTATAACTGTCCTTTGCTGTCCGGTAGAACTGAAATAATTTTGTAATGTTTCACATCAAAAAAGTTACTTTTATGAACGAAAAAATTAACATTATCAACAGGGATCGCGGCGTAACAGTACATAATTTAGACGCAAACGAAAAGGTGTTAGTATCAAAACCATCTTTCAGAATACGTCACAGCAGCGTTATCGGGCATGTCATCATATATGCCGACGCCGAAAGGCTATATACGACAAATATGGCTAACATAACGATTCAGGAAGGCGCCACGGGAGCGCCTGTTCAATTAACGCCGGACAATTTCGACAGTCTGACAGATGGTCTAACCGAATCAAAGGGTGGTGCGGGTGGTGGTCCGGGCATCGACCCTGTTCCGTTGATTGCGGCGCATAATGTGTCGGGGTCGGCGCATGAGGATATACGGCTATTGTACGACGATGTTATGGAGCGTTTGGACGGGATGGAGGGCTTGGGACGGCTGCTTGACGATTCGTTTACTACAAGGGATGCTGTGCCTGATAACATTTCGGCTTTCCCGCCGGATGCTTCGCCGGGAGATTTTGTGATTGTGCGTAATGACGAGACGCAGGGCGGCGCTTCGACGATGTATATGATTGCGGCTGTTACGGCGGGCGTGATTACGTGGAAGCTGGGCGTAGTGTTCGATACGGATATTAGCGGCAAGGTGTCGAAGTCGGGCGATGTGATGACGGGCGATTTAGTGGCGAAGGCGTTTTACGACGTTGAGCCAAGCGGTACGCCGGAGCGTGTTTATTCGCCTAATAACCCGCCGCCGGGTATAACGGATGTGTCGCCGGGCGTTACGACGCCTCAATCACGGCTACCTGGAGCGTGGACGGATACGAATAATGTGCCGCCGAAAGTGATTCAGCTTGTTAATCGCGCCGCTACGGTAGATTTTGAGATTAAGACGGGCGTTGATTATACGTTTATTGCGGATACGGCAGGCGTGATTATCAATGTTACGGATACGGTCGGCGCTAAGAACAGTACTTTGCAGATTCTGACTAATAACGGGGTGTTTGAGGATTCGGGGTATAACCCTGCCAATGCGGCGATCAAGGCGTATTGGCATGGCACGAAGTGGTGTTTGAGTACGGCGAAGTATACAAGGACTATTTCGGATATTAATTCTATGGATTTGTATAATGCGACGACGTTAATTCTGGTGAAGTCGTTGCGCGAGGATATTTTGGACAGGATAGCGGCGATTTCAAGTCGTGTTATCGAGCTGACGTCTGGAGTGGCGACGGTGGATTATGCGATATTGCCGTATATCGATTATGTGTTTATCAGAGACAACACAGGAAGTAATATAGCGGTGACAGACAGCGCAGGTTTAAAGTCGAGTACCTTGATGGTTATGCACGAGAGCGGCGCTATTACCGCCAACAGAACGTATATTGCCGGACAGCCTTTTAAAGCATTTTGGAATAATTATCAATGGGTTATGTCGTCCGGTCACAGAACGCCGCTTTCCGGCGATATGAATGCGAGCAGCTCGTTTGCTCCCCACGTGCCGCTATTAAAATCGAAATATGACGAATTGAAGGGTGATATTGCAGCGGTTGATGCTATTGCACGCGGTAAGGCGCGGGCAAAGGTTTTTGCGTCGCTGTCGGACTTCAATACATGGGTATCGACTACGGGTAACTTGGATACGGTGGATATTGGGGATTTGTTCTTTATTGAGGGCGATAACTCAATATGGCTGATGTGGGACGGTACGTCTATAGTGGAGTTCGAGTACGCGCCGGTTGATTTGTCGGGGTTCTATGATAAAGAGGAGATTGATTATCTGCTTTTGGATTATTATACAAAGACAGAAGCGTACAGTACGTTTGTGGCGAAGCTTGCCGGATGGGGGCTGTCGCAGAATAATTTTAACAGCGATTATAAGGAGATGTTAGACTGGGGGGGTATTGACGATACGAAAACGGGTCTATCGGCTATGGATGTCACGAAGCGCCTGACGACGGTAACAGCTTCGGCGAATCAGACGTTTACGATGGCGTCGGTTGCGGCGTCGGACGATGCGTATGTTATCGTGTTTACGGCGGGAGCGGCATGTACGGTGGCTATTCCGCCTACGACAAGCCCGCTTGGTTCTGGCGGCTATGTGAATATGAACAATGAGAGCCTTTATTCGCTTGCCGCAGGCGATATGCTTGAGATTCACGGTTTCCGTAACAGCAAGACGGGCAACCACCATTTGAAGATGATTACAAATAATTAGCAATGGGGCATGGTTGGTGAGCTTGTCGAACCATGCCCCATTGTCAAATTGGAGTATAAATATTAAATATTTACGGTTATGAGATATGTTTATTTATTCAAAGGGAAAATCCACGAAGTCGAAGAGGAACTTGGATTAATGTTTCCGCGTGGAGAGACTTATTTTGAAAGTTTTTCCGGCAAATTTGTGGAGTTGTCGGAGCAGCAGATTGCGTTCATGGATGAACACCCGACGGCTACGGCTAAGGAGTGGTTTGATATGGAGCTTGCGCCGGTTATTCCGCCCGAACCGCCCGAACCGCCGGCGACGCCTGGTTTTGAATGGGACGGCGCTTATTCGTTAAAAGAGATTTTAGAGTTTAACGAAGGGCTGATGGAGGGGCTTGGTATTGATCCTGACGGGTCGGGATCGCGTATCCCTCCGACGGAAGAACCCGAAACGGGAGAGGAGGACGAGCCATGAGCGCGATAAGGGATAAGGCAAAAGGCGTTGGCGAGGCTATCAGTCTGATAGATTTCTCGACGTCGGAAAGGAATATGGTTGCGCTGGTTAAACTTCCTGCGTTGCTGTTTGCGGAATATGTGCCTGACGGCGAGCGCGTGTATGAGCGAGGCGAGGTGATACGGGTTGGGAGCAACAAGTTTCTGATTCAGAACTTCGGGAAGATCGACCCGAACAACCCGCCGCGTATTGAGAGTAATCAGGTTGAGCCGTCGCTTTGCAAACTGTTTCGCGACGGCGGTCGTTACGACTGGGTACGCGAGGAGTTTTGCCTGCAAGGCTTTGAGCGGTATTATGACGACGGCGATGCTAACCGGACGGGTTGGTATCGGGTTATCTCGGCACGCGTCGATTCGGGTACGCCGCCGCCGAATGATTATCAACACTGGGAGAAGATTGAAGATTATGGGGTATAGCAATGGGGCATGCCCCATTGTCAGGGTATGGGGAATAGCAATGGGTCATGGTTGGTGAGCTTGTCGAACCATGCCCCATTGTCAGGGTATGGGGAATAAGGGTATAACGCCCGTCGGAGGGATTTGTAATCCCAACCATCCCCAATCCCCCATCCCCAATCCCCTACACCCCACACCCCATTACTAAAAAAAATAATATTATGATGATAGGAGGCAGAGCGTTTGGGGCTAAGAAGCCGTTTTTAGAGGTTTCGACTACGATTTTATCATTTGCAACCGGTGCGGGGTCGCAAAATGTAAGCGTTGTCGCTAATATGGACTGGACGGCGGTAAGTAATATCCCTTCGTGGTGTACGGTATCGCCGTCGTCGGGAAGCAAGAACGGTACGCTTACTGTAAGCGTTACAGCCAATGCAGCAGCGGCACGCAATGCGACGATAACCGTCAGCGACGGAACTATAACGAAATATGTAGCTGTGTCGCAGGATGCCGCTCCGATGACGCAGCATGTCCTGCAATTCACATCGACGCAAAACTGGGTTGTTCCGGCAACTGTTACGTTAATTGACGGTTTTTCCGTTGGCGATGGCGGAGCAGGAGGCACTTCTTCTTCTGGATGCGCAGGAGGCGGAGCAGGTTATACAACTACAAAATATAATATTCCCGTTACGCCGGGCGAAACGCTCACTATTACAATAGGACAGGGCGGAATTGCAGGCGCTAACTTATCTGTTTTAGATGGGGTAGGGACAAGTATAAAGAGAGGCTCTACCGTTTTATCGTCAGCAAATGGAGGCTATGGATGTAAAAATAATAAGTTTGGCGGGAATGGCGGTTCAGGTGGCGGAGCCATGAATGCAGATGGAGGACATAACGGTTCAGACGGACAAACACCCGTCGGAGTCACCGGATATCACGGAATAGGTCAGGGAACGACAACAATATGTCCATTTACGGGCGTAATGTATGCAGGAGGAGGCGCAGGATGCGGAAAATACCCAGGCGAGGACATTGTGGCGCAAGGCGGTCAAGGCGGCGGCGGAAACGGCGGATATACGATAACTAAAGGCGGTAGCGGGCTGCCAGGTACGGGTGGCGGCGTAGGCGGCGGATTTGGCAGCAGTTCCACCGGCGGTAACGGCGGCTCCGGAAGGGTTAATATCCGGTATTATTCATATTGACAATGAAAATAAAATGGATGGTACGGTTACAAGTCGGGATTACAAATCCCTCCAACGGGGTATAAAGTATAGCAATGGGGCATGGTTGGTGAGCTTGTCGAACCATGCCCCATTGTCAAATTAGAGTTTAAAGTATAAATACTTTTGTTTATGAGAAAGATTATTTTTTTGATGATGTGCGTCGTTCTGTCGCTGAAAATATTTGCGCAGACGGTGTTGTCGTATGAGATAGATACTTTGTTTGTGAGCGCCGCCGACAGTAAAACCGTCGTAAACAGGCAGGGGTATGTGTTGAATGTGGGCGATACGGTGGAGGCTACTATGTGGTACGCGTGTAACGACGGCGTTACGTGGCATATTCTGTATGATTTTAATGCGCAATTTGTGCGGGGCGACAGCGTGATGATTGATACTTTGCCGCCTTTTAATTATTATCTTGCGGGGTTGAAAATCGGGTCGTCGGCGGAGTATATTATGTGGAAGGTACGGACGATTGAGTACGTTTCTCTTGGAGCGCCTGCGGTGACGAATGACGCGGGGATAGATAAGGATAACATTTTATTATTGAGAGATGATACGATACGATTTTATGCAGATTTTGACGGGTTGCAACCCGACAGGGTCGTATGGACGAGGAACGGGACGACGACGCAAATGCCGGCCTCGCAAAAAGGGGTAATAAGGTGTGCGGGTTATGTGTATAACCGTCTCGGAATTGTTATTGACAGCGCGGTTTCGGCGGGTTATCAGGTAGATTTTGTACACCCGCTCGAAGCTATTATTTTTAAGTCGTGGCGCGGGTCGAATGACGGTCGCCCGAAAACGGATACGCTTGTTATTGATACCTGTAAGAGCGAATATTTTATTGATACGCTTGTTTTTGCCGTGGGCGACAGTTACAAGTATCAGTTTGTGCCGGTTATTCACCGGTTCGACAAGCCGTATGATTTTTTGTACCGGTGGGAATATTCGGGCTTTGCGATGGTTGCTACGAAGGACAGCGTGTTGGAGTTTAATCCCGTCGGGTTTGAACATAGCGGCGATTACCGGTTTATTACTTACCGGCAAACGGGCGCGGGCGAATGGCGGGCTTACAGGGCGTCGCCGCTCAGGATTACGGCATTTAATACTTTGAACGATCCCGTTAATTTGCACGCATTGGCGCTCATTGAGGATGGCGTAATATATGATATTTCAGGGCGAGCTGTTAAAACCGGTTTGCGGGGATTGTATACGGATATTTTACGGCGTGTTGAACTTCCTGCGGGGGTTTATTTTTTGAGAGACAATAAATACAGTTATAAATTTTTTAAATATTAAGATTATGGAAGCTAATGTTTTAGTTTTTTTAGTTTTTTGTGCGCTTGCGATGGTTGTCATAGCGTTTTATGCTGGCAGATTATCTGCTAAGCGTAAAATTGTCGAGTTGTCGGACGTTTTAAAAACAGGCGCAAACACGCGCAGCGACAAAATGATCAGGCAGGACGCGGTGATGCAGCTCAAGAACGAGATTGCGGAATCGGGCGCGTTAAAATGTGAGAAACTGGGCGATGGTAGTATGCGGGTTCGTATACGGGTTGTGGCTTGGGGAAAGAATAAGTAGACGCAGGTTTTTCATGATAGGTTGATTAATTAGTGCGTCGGCGGGCGCGGCGTGTGATGCGCCGTCCCGCTTTTAGAGTTTAGATGTTTAGAGTTTAGTTATTATTATAAAATATGGAAGATTTGCCGATTGTAAAACAGGGTCTTGACGCGGTGCAGCCGTCGCTGGATGCGGCGCAGGGTATTGTGAATTTCGGGTTGGGCAACGTGATTAACGGTGTTTTTGTTTCGGTTACGCTTATACTGGTTATATATTTGCTTTATGACCATATTAAAAATGGCAACGGGAATAAGAAAATACTGGATGCGTTAGACAGGCTTACTTCGGTTGTCAATACGGTGGTGCTTCAAAACAAGCAGATTATTGAATCGTTTGCAAATGAGGAGTTGAGCAAGATACGTGGGCTTATGTTTTATGCGCTGGACAGTAACAAGCATAATGTTTGCGTTGGGATAATCCGTCAGATAAAGGAAAAGAATAACATTGAGAATCGTGATGTTGTAGAAAAAAGTGTAAGGGGCACATTGAACAATCTTTTCAAACAGTTTAAGTCGGACATCGGAGAGTATGATTATAATGGTATTAAACTGTCGGAGTTTTGCAATGATGAATGGCTGGAACTGGTGTTTGACTACTGTATTGAGGCGATATATGACGGGAAGGAGTATCATCCGAGCATTTATCTGCGCGGGCTGACGGTGCTTTTTGACGGGATTAAACTGGAGTTTTTCGAGAATTTGAATAAGAAATTTAAAAAATAGGTTATGGTAACGGCGAAGTATTTTAAGGAGAGTGAGTTTCAGCGTTGCAGTCCTGCTTGTTCGTTACAGGACATGCGGCAGGACTTTATGGACAAATTGGATGCTGTGAGGGAGCGGGCGGGTATACCGCTTGTGTTGAGTTCGGCTTACCGGTCGGTGGCGCATGAAAAGAAGATGGGCAGGGCGGGTACGTCGGCGCATACGCTTGGATGTGCGGCGGATATACGGTGCAATACGGACGGTAACAGGTTTGCGATTATCGCGGCGGCTGTTTCTCTTGGTTTTACGCGGATAGGCGTGGCAAAGACGTTTGTGCATTTAGACGTTTCGGCGGGTCACTCGCAAAGGGTGGCGTGGATGTATTAGCAATGGGTCATGGTTGGTGAGCTTGTCGAACCATGCCCCATTGTATGTGTGTTAAATATTTATAATGGTTAATTATGAAGGACGGGTGGTTTTATCTGATATTCTTTGCAGCCGGTCTTTTGGGCGGATTACTGATAAGGGATGCGATGTACCGGAACAGGAATGAGACGGTCAGGACGGAATATGTTCGTGGCGAGACGGTGCGTGATACTGTCAGGGTGCCTTATCCTGTGAGGGAGGAGGTTCCGGTGTATTATACGTTGCCGGTTCGGTACGATACGGTCTATATAGATAGTTATATTTATGTACGGGAGAAGGTGGATACGGCGGCTATCATTGCGGAATATATTGTAAAGCGAACTTATGAGTTGAATGTGTTCGATGATGATAACGGGACGATGACGGCGACGGTTGATTTGCAGTATAACAGGTTGCAGCGGTTCGGGTATGAGTTCACGCCGATTCGGCGGGTAGACAGGTCTCTGGTGGTACGGACATGGACGCCGTTTGTCGGCGCTTCGTACTCGACGTTTGGTATTGCGGGCGTTGGCGGCGGGTTGTTTTATCACGATATAGCGGTTGAATATCAGTTTTGTATTGCAATGGGGCATGCCCCATTGTCAAATACAGCGCCTTTTGGTCATTTAATAGGATTGAAATGGAAGTTATAAGGCACACAACAATTTTTTTCCTGATGGCGATAGCTTTGTTTCTTGTAACGAAGCCGCTCAGGGCGCAAATTACGAAGAAACAGTATATTGAGCGATATAAGAATTTAGCGCTTGGTATAGAGTGCGAATACGGGATACCGGTGTGCATCACGCTTGGTGTGGCGATGTTGGAATCGAGATACGGTAACAGTTGCGCGGCTATCAGCAGGAATAATCACTTCGGGACAGGCGATAACGGCGTGTTAAGGTCGTATCGGTACGTATGCGAATCATATGAAGACTTTGCACGAACGCTTAAATCTGAGCGTTACAAAGAGCTTTACACGCTTGAGAAGTCGGATTATCGCGGTTGGGCGCACGGGTTGCAGCGCTGCGGGTATGCGACGGATTCGCGGTATGCGGAGAAGCTGATAAAGATTATTGAGCAAAATTTAATATAAAAAACCCCCCGGCTTGCGCAAGCCGGGGGTTTGGGTTAATGTTTAAAAAAGTGAATAATATCATGCAGGCGTCCATGTCTTTTCGGGAATTAATTTCACAAAATCATCCTTGATGTTGATAATGGTGGATATGGCGTCTCTTACTTCCTGCATCGACGGATCCCTTTTTTCCATCATCCGGCACA